GTTGCAACTGGATCGTATTTGATCACCTATCGATTCTTGTCTCAGGTCTGGACCAAGGTGATGAACGACGAGCCATCGATCAAACGATGACAAAACTCCGAAGCTTTGTTGAAGAAACTGGCTGCGGGATGCTTTTGGTGTCACACTTACGCCGACCTACAGGCGATAAGGGCCACGAGAACGGTGCTCAGACTTCTCTCAGTCAGCTCAGGGGTTCTGCTGCCATTGGACAGCTCAGTGACATTTGCCTTGGTTTGGAACGCAATCAGCAGTCTGAAAACGATTCAAACGGCACAGTGGTTCGAGTTCTCAAGAATCGATTCACTGGTTGGTGTGGTGTCGCGGGGGCAGTGAAATACAGCGAAAGTACGGGCAGAATGTTGGAGCTAAAAGAGAGCGGCGTAAAAAGTTCCGCTGAGTTTGATGATTCTTTTGAAACCGACTTTTGACGTTCACGTTTCGGAGATGAATCCGCTGAAGGTCACGGTTTTGGCTGTGACTGAAAAGGCGAAGAGGTATCTCCAGTCCTTCTTCAAGTCCAATGACACCTGTCACCAGCTCCCCTACACCAAGCTCGAAGACTTCTTCGAGTACTGCCACAGCCGACGCCTTACGTTCTGCCTCGACGGTAACGTTCGATGTGGAGACGAATGCCTTGCGGCCCCGGGATGTGACTACGATTCACTGTTGTGCCATCCACAAGGGGAGCCAGACGCAGCTGCTTGAGGACCCAAAGGAGTGGCTGGAGATCCTTGAAAATGCTGAGGTTCTTGTAGGCCACAACATTATTCAGTACGACATACCAGCGATTCAGCAGGTATATCCAAAGTTCAAGCCAAAGGGAAAGGTCATTGACACGTTGATCCTGTGTCGAATGCTGTATCCCAACATCCTGGACATCGACTTCAAAAAGAAGTGGGATGGAATGCCAATCCAGCTTTACGGACGCCACAGCCTTGAGGCTTATGGATTCCGTCTTGGGTACAACAAGCGCCACGCTGGTCTGAGTGACTTCAGCAAGCTCACCAAGGAATTGGCTGAGCGGTGCGTTTGTGATGTTGAACTAAATGTTAAGCTTTGGCTCAGGTTGCAACCTAAGGCCGACAGCATCCCTTGTGCCGTTGACCTTGAGATGCGTTTTGCGCAACTCATAGCCCTGCAGGAAAGATCTGGCTTCGCGTTCAACGTTCAAGGGGCGCTTGAGCTCGAGTGCGAGATCAATGGACAATTGAATACTCTCAGCGAACGCTTGAGACAACGGTTCCCGTTCGTTGACGGAGGTATCTTCACCCCCAAGCGAGACAACGGACCTCGAGGTTATGTGGCTGATGCTTCAATGTGTCGCCTCGTGGATCTCAATCCAAACTCTCGAGACCACATTGCTTGGGTGCTGCAGAACCATCTGGAGTGGAAGCCAGAAGAGTTCACCGATACGGGGAAACCCAAGGTGGATGAAACGGTTCTGTCGAAGATTCCTGGAGCTGAGGATTTTGTCGAGATCCTTACGCTTCAAAAACGTTTGGGTCAACTCAGCACGGGCAATAACGCCTGGTTGAAACTCGTCGAGCGTGACAACAGGATTCACGGCAGTGTGATTACTGTTGGCTGCGCAACGGCCCGCTGTGCCCACGTCAGCCCCAATATGGCCCAGGTACCTGCTGTCAGGTCAGCCCTGGGACCGGAGTGCCGAGCTCTGTTTGGACCTGGCCGCCTCGGGGGAGGTGGAAGCACCAAGCAGGTTGGCGTGGACCTCAGCGGTATCGAGGCGAGGTGTCTAGCTCATTACCTTTGGCCGTTTGATGACGGCAAGTTTGCTGATGAAGTGCTGAACGGTGACATTCACTCAGCCAATCAAAAAGCTGCAGGACTCTCATCACGAGACCAAGCCAAGACTTTCTTTTACGCCCTGATGTATGGAGCCGGGGCAGAGAAGCTTGGGTTAATCACTGGTCAAGATGGCAAAAAGCTGAAGCGAAAGTATTTCCGAAATATGCCTGCTCTTGCTTTACTCACAGAGCGAGTAGTTGAAAAGGCAGAATCTGAAGGATTTGTTAAGGGTTTGGATGGTAGACAGATACAAATCCGGTCCTCACATAGCTCATTGAACTTCCTTTTACAGAGTGCAGGAGCCATAATCAGCAAGCTTTGGTACATCACCTGCTTCGACGAACTTACGAAAGCGGGTCTTGTCTACGGCACTGATTGGTCATTCCTGGCTCACGTCCATGACGAAATCCAATTTGCAGCACTTGAGCAGCACTCAGAGCGAGTCGGAGAACTTGCAGTTAGAGCTGCTGCCTTGGCAGGAGAAGCACTTGGATTCCGTATTGCAATCGGTGCGGAATACAAAGTCGGAAACAGCTGGGCAGAGTGCCACTAAAACTTGCAAGATCTGCAAGCAGACAAAGCCCGTTGAGCTGTTTGGACGTAACGGTACCTGGCGTCGCCCTGAGTGCCTGTCGTGCGCCTCAAGGCAAATGCGGGAGTACACCAAGATCAGAAAGAAACACAAAGCTCCGCCGATAGGTACACCGTGCGAATGTTGCGGCAAGATCGACGAATTGTTGCATTGGGATCATTGCCATGAGACTCATGAGCATCGTGGTTGGCTTTGTAATAATTGCAACACTGGCATCGGAAAACTTGGGGACGATATAGAAGGCGTCATAAAGGCCCTGGACTACTTGGGAAGGGTCAATAAGCTGAAGGCCCATCAAGGAGGTTTCGATGACTTGGCTTCTGCTTGACGCAGATATGCTGCTGTTTCAAGCAGTCATAAGTGCTGAAGTTGAAATTGAATGGTGTCCCGACATCATCACCACTCACCTGCCCGTTAAAGAAGCAAAGCTGATCTTTACCGAGTTGGTTGAGACCAAAGTCAAACAAGCAGAAGCTGACAAGTTCACACTTTGTTGGACTGCTGAGCAGAACTTCCGAAAGGAAGTAGAGCCGAGCTACAAAGCGAACCGTCAAAAGATGGACCGCCGAAAGCCAGTTGGTTATCGAGAGGTTCGTCGTTGGGCGGAATCGACTTTTCCCTCTGAGTGCTGGCACCGTCTTGAAGCTGATGATGTCCTTGGCATCCTGGCTACAAGAAACCAGCAGCGGACAATCATCTGGTCTGGAGACAAGGATCTTAAACAGATCCCTGGTTTGCATCTGGACAACGATGGCAACACCTACCTTGTTTCTCAACTTGAAGCTGATGTCTATTTTTATCGTCAGGCTCTTACCGGTGATTCCGTTGACGGCTATCCTGGTTGCCCTGGGGTTGGCCCGAAGACAGCAGAGAAGCTCATCCCCTCAGAGGGATTTACAGAAGCCTCCGCATGGAGAACTGTAGTAGCTCAGTACAAGAAGAAAGGCTTTGGTGCCGACTACGCCTTGACTCAAGCTCGCCTTGCACGAATCCTTCGAGAAACCGAGTACACCTTTGATGAAGTTCAACTATGGACCCCGACTTCGATCCCATCCGACCAAGCCACTACGCCTTCGACGAAGGAGTAATCGAATGTATTGATTACATTGAATCCCACGCCTTTGATTTTGTTGAAGGCAACGTCATCAAATACGTCACTCGGTACCAACACAAGAACGGTACTGAGGATCTCAAAAAGGCTCGGTGGTATCTCGACCGACTGATCAAACGATCAGAAGAGTGGGACGCCCGGCACTCCAAACAGTTCAACCTCTACAAAGAAGTTCTTGACGATGCTGACTTCGAACTCCGAATTAGTTCGGACTTGGATGCTCAAAGCGGACCAGCTAACCAATCCTGATGATGAGCAACGCGAGCAGCAACTTGCGTATGTCGAGGAAGAGTTCTATGAACTCCTCTACGCCTATCGCAACGAGGGTCGTCCGCAGATTATTAAGGAAGCCTGCGACCTCCTATGGGTCACTTACGGCTTGCTCCATACTCTTGGCGTGGACCCTGATGATGCTTTTGAGCGAATCTATCTTTCCAATTGGTCGAAGTTCCCCTTCACCAAGGTGGATGGAAAAGTCCAAAAAGGACCAAACTACAAACCCGCAGATCTCTCAGACTTATGAAAGACTACGAAGAAATCCTTAAACGGATTCCTCAGCAAGCTTGGCAATACCTCGAAGCCGAGTACGAGGAAGCCGAAAACGGAGAAGGACTGATTCAGTTCTTTTGGGATGAAGAGGCTCATCCTGAACTTGCACCACTGAACGAACTTAACGACGATCAGTGGAACGACTTTGTAATTACTTCACTCAACCGCTCACTTGACAATGAACTTGCTGCAATCTCTGAACCCGGCAATAGCGATGACGGGGAGGGTGGAGAGCTGGATCAAGAATCCGACTCGGAGGTACCCAGTTAGCTGTACTGTATTCGTCGTTGAAGACACGATGGATGAACATCCAGATGGTCTGGAAGGTTCTTGGCAGTTTGCTAGCAAAGCTCTTCGTTATGGTGCAGGCGTTGCTGTCCACCTGTCGAAGCTTCGTCCTCGGGGTACCGAGAACAGCCACGGAATGGTTGCTTCAGGTCCTTGTGGGTTCATGGAGATTTACTCCAAGTTCAACGAAATCCTTCGTAGAGGGGGTACCTACCGCAACGGCGCAATCGTTTGCCATTGCGATGCAGATCACCCTGACATTCTTGAGTTTGTTAATTACGATCGAGCTCGTATTCCTTGGCTCAAGCGCTGTGTCAATGTTGATCCTGACATCATTAACTACCCCGACAAGCTGAAGGCAATTATGGACGCAGCCCGTAAGGGTGATGTCTGGATTGTTAAGAAGCAATACGACGCAAACGGGGAACGGATCTACTCCAACGTGTGTCAAGAGATCCTGTTGAAGAGCCGGGACACCTGTCTCCTGTCTCACATCAACTTGGGTCTCACCACAATTAAAGAGATTCCCACTGCGTTTGCCGATGGGATGAGGTTCCTTTGCGATCTCTATACCCAGACCGGTGTTGATGAATCTGGCATCTACAGCCGGAAGGATAACCAAGTTGGTCTTGGTGTTCTCGGTCTTGCCAACCTGTTGGCTATTGAAGGGGTGACTTACAAGGAGTTTGTCGAGGCTCTTCGTAAGCAAAACCTTGGTGTGGGTTCTACCGGC